CACACCATATGATTCAACTACGCCGAGATAAGCTGAAAAACTGGCATCCGTTACTGGAATAGTTAATACCCCAGCATTTCTAAGCACGGCATCAATTCTCCGTGACACGTCTCCAGCTATTGCCTCAAGCTCCGTAGTCGTTACGGGAGTTGAAGCGGTAGTCGCATGTGGCCCCAGAAGTCGATTCACTTGCGCTGCTGTAGAATATGCCATTTACTTCACCCCAGCTTTTCGCTTCCTTCCCTTATGCCTTACCGGTGGAGCTACAATTACAATGTCAGGCTGGCTAAGCACCTTTACCTCAAGTTTTATGTCCTTTCCGTGCCGGTATAGGATAGTAGCTAATTCTTCCAACCCGCAAGCCTGAACATATTTCAAATCATCATCGGGAATTGTAGCCTTGCCTCGTATAGTGATTTCAATCTCCATGAACCCTCCCTATAGAGGGGAGGACGTTTTGTCCTCCCCTCTCAAATCTAGCTATTGACTATCTGAACTGCTGTCCGTGGGTCACCATAGCCAACCGTGAATCTGGCATCGATGCCGTAGAACAGAGTCTTGCGCATAAACACGTCCCTATCGTCTGGCTTATCAAGTGAGGTCACTTCCGGTTTCTTCCTCTCCTGGAAGATGATTGGCTTAACTTCCTCAGTGGTACAAAGCAGATACCAGGTTGTGACGGCGCCGTCTATCCACGGACTAACAACGATGTTCTTCACAAATTCGGCCTCTGCCCTGGTAGTACCAGCTACTCCTGGAACATGTATAGCCTGCTTTATCAGGATATACATCGATGGCGAGCAAACAACTGTATCGGGCATAAGCCCTAAAGCATTTCCCCAATCGTCCTTATAGCCCATCATCAATACTACAGCGGCAGCAAGTCCAGCCCTAACCTGGTCTTCGCTTTCGGAATAGTCACCAGTGATTAGGTTATTGATAGTCCCGCTATCGGCAATGGTGCGGTCGGTTTTAAAGAAATAACCGGCATCGAAGGTTGCCAAGTCGGCAGCCCCACCATCTAGTTTAGAGAATACATCCAGGGCAACCCGCCTGAAGTATGACCTTACCAGGCCCTTAACCCGCATGGGGATATGACCCAGCTTGTTATCTTCAAACGCATTACGGTTAATCTCTAATGTACTCTCCCAATCCTGGTTAGTCAGCGTATAGCTGTAAGGCCGTAAGCCTCTCAGTTTCCGTTCGTCTATCCATTCCTCCATCGGGGGGGTGGCTCCTAGCCAATTATACTCTTCCTTGTCGCTATCCGAGGGAATAACCGTAGCGATTTTCTGCCAGTTATTATTTTGGTCTGCCATCTCGGTCAGGCCTTTCATGAACAGGGCCTTGACATTAGTGCGCATGGCAGTTGTCATGTCTGATGTTACATAAGGCATTTTCTAACCTCCTTCTTATTTTTCTTTATGTCCGGATAAAGTAGACGATAACCGTCATAGCACCGGCTGAAATACTGGTAAAGTCAGCGCCACCAGTTACCGTTACTCGGATTGTTTGTGCGGCGTTCATACCATCGCAAGCATCAGCGGCAACACCGTGCCCTACAGTCGCTGCCGCGAGAACAGACTGGTCGGTGACAGACGAAAATCTATCAAGGTCACCCGACACACCTGTTTGAACAACAGCAGTAGTGTCCCCGGTAAAGCCCGTTGTTACGATGTATTTTACGCCGATTGGGATTGCCCCAGCAGGTAATGATGTAGCCAGGTCGACATAACCCGTTGCTGTTCCAGTATTATCAGTGAAGTCGCCTATCACCACGGCCTCGACTATTTCTTCAACTGGGCGTCCTAGCGCTGCCCCAATATCAATCCAGCCTTCAGTAGAACTTTCTACCTCCACCAATTTGCCAACTGGTACGGCAAAGCCATCGGCTGGAATATCGTCGAAGGTCTGGTCGTCAACGGCATACATCATTTGGCCAACCATCGCCTGAGTGATACTTGATGCGGCAAACTTAAAAATGCCCTGAGTATATACCCGGACATATTTTGTTCCGTTAGAAGCACAAACGACCTGTTCGTAAGCGACCCCGGCGAAACGCAGGTTTACACCCGCTGCAACGACCAGTGCTTCCACATAACCATCAGCGGGGATACCCACAAAGCTTCCTTTATAAATAGTATCAACTCCGCAAGGATAGCGCTTTAACACGTTTTCCTTACGAGCTGTCTCTCTATCTGCTGAAAGTGCAGTCATTTTTTATTTACCTCCCTCTTTCTATTTCTTGCGTGCAGCTAAAACCTTAGCCACATCTTCGGGGATTTCCTTCCCCATGTCTTCTGCTTTCTGTTTAATGAGTTCCTCACGAGTCAGGCCCATTTTAAGGCCATACTCTAGTTCTTTTACGGTTGGTTCGAGGTCTCCTAGTTCACCCCCACTACCATCGTGGCCTTTTTCCTTGCCCATAATGGCATTCTCTGGTGTTGATGCTACTAATTCACCAAACTCCGTTGGTGACCCGGTAGCCATCTTGATAAGAGTGTCACGTGATGCCGGGGCGAATTTGCCAGCCTTGATTGCTTCGTCAACAGAGCGAGTAGCTTTCTCTGAAGCATTTGCACCTTCTAGTGCAATAATACGCTTCTGTGCTTCGGCCAAGTCGGCTTTCAGTGCATCTTTCTCTCCCTCAGCCTTTTGCTTAAGACTGTTTATGCTTGCTTCAATTGCCTCCTCTGTGGCATTCTCTGCAAGCCCCAGCAAAGTAATAAGTTTCGCCAGTTCCATATCCTTCCCTCCTTTTATTTTACTCCGGGTGATTGTCCGTAATTCGTCAAGGGCGGCTTTCTCCAATGCCCTAAATTTTGGAGCGCCTCCTCGCCGATAGATAGTGCTTTCAATTTTAGTAAGTAATGTCTGAAATTCATTTAATAGTCCTTCTACATCTTCACCTCCCTCGGACGCTTTGTGTTCGGCCTCGGCTGGCCATTTACCTGTAGCTTCATGTTCTATCCATGCGCACAGAGCCTTTGGGTCAGTTATGCCAGGCTTCCCTGATAAAACGTCAACGCACTTTGTAAAACTACCAGCCCAGCTATCCCAGCTGCTGACAAGAGCGTCTATATTCCCCTGAGCTTCAACCCTCTGGCTCATCATTACAATGACGGCGTTTTCTGGCAGGTCAATCCCATGGGATGCATAGACAGCGGCCACGTCCCTTAGGGAATCTACTGCTGGCAATTCAGCACCTAATAGGGCTAGACCAGTAATCACAAACGGCCATTTCTTCCCAGTTATTTCAAGGTTCCTCATAGCCTCTAAACTTCGGGCATTGTAGCGGCCATTACGTATTAGTTCGGCAACGACTTCTGGGACATCAACAAGGTCGGCAAGTAGTTTATTTCCCTTCCTTCGCACATTCTCCACAAAGCCAGCATTTGGGTATCCGTCCTCCTGTAATAACTTTTGGTGCTCATCATGCCCCAATTTAATTGGAGCATCATGCTTGCCTTCTAACTCTTTACAGGCCCGCTCTGCTTCTTCGAAATCCTTAGTGGTAAAAGTAACACGGCCCGTTTGTGCTTCAAACGTGCCTGCCCGTGCTATTTCAACATCTCGGAATGTCGATGTTTTTGCCATTGCTTTTGCCTCCTCTATTATTCTCTTACTGGCCTCAGACGGCCAGTTGCCTGTTGTCTTGTAATGTAACCAAGCGCAAAATCCCTCTGGACTCGCTTTATCCTGGTTATCTGCCACGCATTCTGCAAAGTCTGCATATTTACCAAATGGCATTTTTACCTCACTGCTGGAGCCTCGCTCCTAAATGTGTAGATATAAACGCAGCGGCACCTGTTCCGCCCGTGGCATTCAGGGATAGGGCCGCCTACCTGACGTGGCGGTTTCGCTGCCTCGTATTCTTCTGTTCCTATTTTAAACGTCCGTCCATCCAAAGCTGCGCAGGAATCGCAGACATTCTTATCCATTATTGCCGAATATTGTATCTCTTCGACAAGGGCCTCGTTCCTCTTGGCTACCGATTCCCGACCGATGTTCATGGCTTCAGTTACCGTTTCACCGGCAAGTCGTTTAATTATCTGGTCTGATAACGACGTGATTGCCCCAGCGATCATCAGTCTATCAGTCTGTGCCTCTCGTATCATGTTAAGCCCGTTATTCAATAGGCTGCCCTTCAACCTGTTGGCTAGTTCGCCTATCATTGCTAGAGCCCTAAACCGCAGGAATCCTTTTATAACAGCATCACTTTCAGCATCAAGCGGTAGGGCTAACCTCAAAGGCTCGCCGCCCATCCGGGCCATCTCCTGCTTAACTTCCCTTTGCCCTAACCCATAAAGCTCAATAAGCACTTTCGATACCGCCGCTGCCGCCTCCTTCTTGTACGGGATATTTATATCTTCCAGCGTTTGAGCTTTCTCGTCAGCTGGTCGGTCTGATTCGATAACCTTCATTGCCTCATCGATTATCTTGCTTATCTGTCTATCCTGTATTCCCTGATAAGCCTTCACGATTTTATTCTCAGCAATCTCCAATCCTCTTTCTAACACTATCCAGTCAACGGCTAGCTCCGCCTTAGTTCGTGGCCGTAAACTTGAAATCTCAAGAGGTCTCGGAGTCTTCTGCTTCTTATACTCTTTTATGAGATTATCCCCGCTCTTCCCAACCAACCTTGATAGGTTACTCTGTTCAGGCAAGTCAGGCATTTCTAGTAATTCTCTGAGTTCCTGCTCCATGCCATCATCTGGAGTAATAGCGCCAACAGGTATAAGCCCCTGCAAGGCCGTGGCTATGACCCCTACATCTCTCCTATCAATTCGAGAGTGCTCTAGAGTTGGGAATTGAGTTATATTGGGCCAGTTCCAGTTTACCCACTTCGGTATTAGTTCCCGATTAATCGGCGCCGTAAGCTCGTTAGCTATAGCCCCAAGAGACATTAAGAAAAAGCTCGACCTATCCCTAACCATCGCATAAGAGCCGTGAGAGGCATCTGTACCGCTTACCAAAAAATCTGCTAATATCCCTCGCAATATCATCAGATCACAGTATTGTATCGATGGTAACGGATCTAACACAGCACCGGCTATACCCTGTATAGAAAAATCGTGGCCTTTTGGCAATAAAACGTAAGACCGTTCATGAGTCCTAATCGTCTGTAAAACAGATTCAAAAGCATTGCTCTGCTCGGGTGTGCCTTGCGCTTCCTCAGTCAATTTACCAACATCAATACCCGATGCTCGTTTCTCAATCGCCACCTGATTAATTCGTTGTAACCGTTCTTTGATATACCAGTCCTTGCGGGCTTGCCTGAGGATAGATGTGCCTCGATAGTTCGCTCCTTCCATTTCGTGCACAAAAACTATCAACCGCTCTCCGGGTATCTCAATTTCCTGATACCGCCCATTCTTTTCAACCATCTGCTTAATGCTGGACAGGTTGCCTTCCTCGTCCAAATACCATTCCATCACCGACCGGGGCATCCGAGGAGCTAGTTTGTGTAAGTGAATCATCGGCCTCTTTAACATGTCATCATCTTTAGTCTGCCATACAATCTCAAACGGCATTGCCCCAAAATCTAAGCACAATAGTATGTGTCGAAGGATATAGTCCCAAGTCCTTGTCTGCTGATTGAAAAACCTATCTTCAATCCATTCTGCAATCTCTATGTCCTGGTCATCATCTGAGGCCGGCTCAATACTCCAATCAGCCGCCAGTAGAGGGAGTTTAAGAATTGACATAACACTTTTAACTTGAGAGTCGGCTAATCTCATCCGGTCTATTTGGTCGAAAAATGCCTTGCCTCTCAGGTCTGGGTTATAGTCTTCTTCTGCTAACAGAATACCCCCACCATAGACCATCGTGGAGGTTCCCGTAGCCCCCAATTCTTTATCACCCACGCGCTTGGCTTTAACTTCCCAGCCTGCTATTCTCATCTAATAAACCTCAGTAAAAATATTTCGTTTTGCCCGTTCGGAAACCGCCATTGATATGTTGCTTCTAGGTACAACCAATTCTCCGAATGCCCCAGACATAGCGTCTACTTGATCATCATGTGCTCCACCAGGGAACGATTCCACCTCATCCAGGAAAGCATTTATCCAGGGTCCCCTTACCAATTTTATATTCCCCGCCTCTGCCTGCGAAGCCAACGGATTGGCCCTAACCTCTTTACTCCCAGTCGAGGGAATCCCCTTAAAATCCCATCCCATCAGTACCCGGCGCCGGTAATCATCTATCACACCAACTCCAGAACTGCCGGGCTCCTGCTCCATTCTTACAGGTACTTCCCTACCCTCTAGCTCTGCCATCTGCTTAATTAATTGTTCATTACCACTAGGGGTAGTGCGTATCCGTTTCATATCCACAATATATAGTGTCTGATTAGACGATATGCCCATCAGGCAACCAGCCGTCCAGTCAGGGTCTTTCCCCTTCTTCGGCTCGGTAGCCGCCATATCCCAAAATCTCACTTTTCTCAAATCGGACGGGGCTACGTCAACAATCTGAAACCATTCCCGCCTGAACTTACTGCCGGCTTCCCTAGCCGACCAGTCGCCCTCAAGTATCTGCGCTCTAGTAACAGGGTCAAGTTCCATTAAAGATTGAATATTAGATTCCTGGTCGATGTGCGGGTTATCTTTTAACCTGGCCGGCATAAATACCCTATCTGCATTAGGCTCAACGATAAACCTCTGTTTCACCCAATCATGCCCAACCCCACCAGGGTTCGACGCTGCCCGGATACGGAGAGGAATTGCAGAATTAGCTGGCCGCCGGTTCCAGCCAAACAGGAATCTATAATACGATTCATAGAACTGAGTCAGCTCATCCCAACCGATAAACTGGTAACTGCCTCCCTGGTACTGCCACTTATCCGATTCATTATCAAGATAGCCAAATGACAAAGTAGCTCCAGACGGGAAGTGCCACGTAGCCTCTCTGTCCGACCACCTGGCATCGCTGGGGCCTAACCAGGATTGAGCAATGTCCATAAGGGCTCCTGGCTTGGTCAGGTCTTTATATGTCCGCCTCAGCAACAAAGCCGCATACTCTGGATAGTCGACATACTGCAATGCGGCCATGAGTAGAGCATAACTCTTACCACCCCCACCGGCCCCACCGTAGAAGGCTTCCCGTGTCATAAGCAACAAAAACCCCAGCTGCTTGGCAGTGGGCTTTGCTGGGATGTAGTCAGACCATTTAAGTTCAATTTTGTCTATTTGAGACTGTGATGGCCCCACATTCCACGAGAGTTTGTATGGCGTCTCCAATATCCTTGTGCTCAAATGTTATCTTCACCTTATGTTGGATTTCTTCGCTAATACTGGCCTCAATCTCCTGACGTTCAACCATTCCTAGCCAATTCTTAGCCAAAAAGATAGCTACATGCCCTTGCTTCTCTGCTAGCTTAAACAGGTTACGCCGGAGTGCGATTTTACCCTGCACCCTATGGAGACTAAAAAACTCCGCAAAAGATTGATGTTTTTCTTCTTTAAGCCGTCTTTCTAATGTATCTACTGAGATATGGAACCAATCAGCTATTTCTAGTTGCGAGCATTGCATAACGCATAACCTCTCCGCTTCTTTCCAATCAATAGGCTTTCTAGGTCTTCCAATCTTGCCGTTAGTTGTCACTGATTTCACCTCAACAAAAAGGCCCAACCGATTGATGTCTCGCTTTTTAGTCATACGTTGCCTTGATTTTTAGACTAGCATAATTTTAGAATTCTGTCAAGTCCCAACCCTTATATTTTTTCGATGGTCAACAAACTCTTTATAGCTTCTTCTCTTGGGCCACTCACCACTAACATAATCCAATACATCATTGATTTTTTGCTTTATTCGTTCGGGTGAGCAATGGGCAAATTTAGCCAGTCGCTCCATGCTTTCATTCAGACAATAATGCGGCTTGACCAGCATCCCGTCAAATCCACACTTGTTCAGTCTTATGTCAATCTCGGAAGCCATCTCACAAGCGATAGCGAAGGGTGATTTAGCTGGATTTCCTTTGCCCCGTCTTCTCAAAACATCTATATAGCCAGAACCTACCGGGTCAAGCGGCCAAATGCCGTCATACAGGCTAGTCCAGTTTTTTATAAAATATAGCATCTGCGCTCGGCTAAATGTTATATCTTGTGGGCCATACCATTCTTCAGTCATTGCACCTCACAAAAATCTTTCAAAGTATCTGTCTGGAGTAACGGCTATTCCTGACTCAATTTTCTAATCTTTTCTTTATAGTAAACCAACAACTCTTCCAAGTCTTGACGGGAATATTGCTTAACCTCTCTGTCTCGTTGTTCCAGAACTTCATCAAAGCCTGCACCGTATAATTTTATAATCTGTCTGCGGTATTCCAGAGTATTGCCTTTTAGATTCATATTGCAATTATAGCATTGAGCGTGGACTCCCTCCTCAGAGAATAGATTAGCATTATGGCGGCCCGCGATAAAATGGCCTGCCTGTAATAGCTTGAAATGATACCGCCGTGAACAGGTTATGCAGAGTCCAAAGGAAGTACACCCTGTAGTTTGGAGACAATCCCTCAACCGGATATACCTTGAGAACTCTTCCCATACTTTCTCTTTTAGTTTTGTTAGGGTAGGCTTCTTTTTTACTGGTTTCTTAATCAATGGCTCTCTTCCTTATAGCCTCTGTATGAAAATAGATTACCCTTACCACTCAAATATTCTACATTCCGAAGATTTTTGACCGCTACTTTATAATATTCGGGCTTTAGCTCTATTAAAATAGCTTTACGACCTAACTTTAGTGCCATATATGCTTCACTACCAATCCCACCGAAGGGCGTTAATATCATTTCACCAGGGTTAGAATAGAGTTTAATACATCTCTCAATAGTCCCTAGTTGAAGTGGACAGATATGTTTTTCATCTT